TTTCATCTTTGCTTCTAGTTCTTGTTCTGACATATCTTCTAATTTCCCAGTTTTTATTATTTTTCTGTCTATGTATAGTCCTGCTGCCTTTCCTCGATTTGTTTCAGCGTTTACAGCAGCACTCCAGGCCCCCTTCTTCAAAGCACCCTCTCTGATTTTACCAAGTTGAGCTACATGGTTTTCGTAAGTCACTTCATGTTTTTTAAATTGTTCTTCTCGTAGTTCTCCAATATATTTTACTACAAGCGGGTGTTTCTTTGGGCTAGTAAGACTCGAGCCTTCAAACCTAGCATTCTTCTCGCTATAACCTGCACGTTTAGCAGCTTCTGTTTTTGTAAGTGGTCCGTGTTCGTCACCAAATACATAAAATTCAGCAAACCTTTTTTGCATATCTGTAAGTCTTTTTGGTAGTCCCATGATTGACATTATAGGATACTTCGTGGTATAATTCAAGCCAACATGACAGATGAAAGAATAAATGATGACAGAGGTGATTTAGATTTGACAAAACAAATTGAAGTGTTAAAGGATCGTCTAGCTGATTTACAATCAATTGAAGAAACACATAAAAAGCTTAATCAGGAATTGCATAAAGAAATATGGCAGTGGAGAGAAAAAGCTGGCAAGGTGGCGGCTCTTGAGTCGAGGGTAAAACAACAGCAAGAACTTATAATTCAACTGTCAAATGACAATAGAAGATTAAGAAAATGAGAGTGCAAGATCTGCAGCAGTTTCTTGCCAGCTTTACAGAGGGATCGGATGCAATTAAAAACGCAGTCATCTTTGTAGAGAAAGATGGTAAGTTACATGAGATTAAAAGAATGGAAGTGCACGAACACGCTGCACCTATTCTAGGTCACAAAGGTCATACAAGTCATAGACTTGTTTTAAAAACTCAAAAACCTTCTAGTTTAATTTTGCCAGATAAACTACAGAAGGACTACTAAATGGATGACAACGTTGGCTCAAAAAACCCATGGGACCAGAGCGTAAATTATACCAAAAAATTAAAAAATGTTTTACTGACTTTTCGCTTATTAGACTGGAAAATTCCAGCTTACTTGGCACTCCTGATTTATTGGTCTGCAATGCTTCTGGCCACTTTTTCACAATAGAATTAAAGACTACAAAAGCAAACAAAATAAGATTTAGCCCACATCAAATTAGCTTTCATGAAAGGCATCCAAAGAATACTTTTATCTTGGTCCAGGCCCTTGGTCCTGGTACCATAAAACTTTTTGAGGGAAGGTTTATACAAGACCTTGTGAGGGAAGGTTTCAAGTATCCTGGCGCTTGTAGCTTGGAGCTTGATGCTTGTCGCTTGTATCTTCAGAGCTTGTAGCTTGCTGCTTGGAGCTTGAAGCTTGGCGCTTGTCGCTTGCAGCTTGTTGCTTGAGAAATTCTTTCCTTCGCTTCGCTAGCTCTTTGTAATAGTTTGGATGTTTCCAGGTCATCTAGTGTTTACCGTATTTGATCACTTTAACAGCAGGATCCCAGCACGCCCGGCAGTC